TGATACCACCTTCACTAAGATCTAAAATAACATTATCAGGAACTTGATAACCTAGACGTTTTAAATGATTTATTAATTTTCTATCTACTAAACCAGTATCTCTAGCTGTATGTATATCTACAACAAAAGGTGATCCACCATCAGGACTATCACCCATGATTGATCTTGTAGATTTACCATAACCACTATCTATAAAATCAGATATTTTTTGACCAGCACCACCAGTAATTTTTTCACCATAAATTATATCTGTTGCTATTTTATTTGCTGAAGGTAGGCCTTTGCCTTTTACCTGATCTCTTGGAACACCTCTTTTGAATTGTTCAAATATAGATAAAACATTTGTCATGGCTGTGGCTGGTGTTTCGTTTTGTTGTGCAGACAACCAAGCTTCACCAATCTTTCTTAATGTCGCCTGATCCTCTCCAGCTAATTTATCAAACTCTTTAAATACATCATCATACCAATCTTTTTCTGACATAATTTCTTCTTTAGTAAGAAGTTTTTCAGTTCTTTTTATCCAATCATCGAAGGTTATTTTACCTACCACAAAATCAGGTAAGTTTTCATTTGGTGCTTTTATAACTATTCTTTCATTTTTTGGACCACCAGGATACTCTACACCCTCTGAAAGTTTATCTAATCGCATTTTATGCAAACGTAAATTATTGTCGGTTATTTCTTTTTCAAAAGGTATTCCTTTTTTAGGAGCTAATTTTGCTAAACTCTTATTTATAGCCTTGTCTATTTCTCCACTACCCATAGATGATAAAGTGGTTGATCCACCTTCTAAATCTAATTCACCTTGAGCTTTCTCACCAATCCTACCCAAAGCATTTTTTATCTTATCACTACCCTTCATGGCTCTATATAAAACACCGACACCTTCAAGAGCCTTGCCTAATGATTCTCCTACAATACCACCTTCAAAAAATCTTTGTGGTGCTTTCTGTAACTTTTGCATCAATACAGATTGATCTTCATCAGCTTTTAGACTGTTTATTATTTCTTGTTTTAAATCATCATTAGATACAAAGAAGGATGTTCCTAACTCTAACAATCCTTGGTCTTGTGCATTCATTCCTATTGCTTCTGCACTACCATAACCTAAAACATTTCTTACAAATGTTGATCCTAAATTAGCACCCTGAAGAGCTTTAGCTCCCATAGCACCAGGTACAACCACCTGACCAACACCTTCGCCTATTGCAGAGCCTACTTCTTGTGCTGTGCCTTCAGGCTTCAATAGATTATTTATGTAATTATTTATATTGCCTATGATAGGCAACTTCTCATTTACAAAAGGTATGAAAGATTTGCTATATGCACCATTAGTAATAGTGTCCATAATTTCAGTACCAAACTTGCTTGCACCAGTCGGAACACCTTTAACAACACCTACACCAAAATCACCTACTGCACCTGGAGTAGCTTTGACAACATCAACTGCTTCATCGACAAAAGTTTTTTGTTTTTGTATGTTTGTACCATTTTCTGAAATAGCAATGTTAAGATTTACACCTTTGTCTCTTAGTGTATTACTAGCAAATATTTCTGATAAAATCTGATCTTCATCAAATATAATCATTCGCTAAACCTTTCTTCTGCAAGCATACTTTTTGTAATAGATATAAATGTTTCTATTCTTTGCTTTTCTTTTTTTTCATTACCTGACTCAAATAAACCTTTTCTTTGTTCTACATCCGTTAACATGTCTTCAAGCTTATCTTCCATCTTCAAAACATTTGCTCTTGTCATAGGCTCATTTATAGGTATCAATTCAGGATACTCTTTAATAAAAGTATTAAAGTAATTTCTTTTAAAGCTATCTCTTTTTTTAACAAATATTTCTTGTAAAATTATTTCACCATCAGATTTAGCTAATTCTTTTACTCTTTTGATATGATCAAAGGGAGCATCAGCAGTGGCTTTTGTTTTATTGTAGGCAATTTCTTCTTCTTGTAGTTTACCTAGTATCTGAACAAAAACTTCACCTTTTGCATATTGTGGATCGTTCTGATCAGTGATCTCTCTATCAACCAAAAATCCTAATTCTTTTGCTAGTATTGTTTTAGCATCTGCAAAGCTTTGTGTTTGCTGTCCATTAAGTTTTGTAAGTATAGTGTTGAAATCTGTTGGTGTTAATAAGTCAGCTTTTTGATTTAGCTCTTTGTATGTAAGTGTACCAAAGCCAGCCTTCTTAGTTAGATCTCTTTTTGTAATACCATCACTAACAGTTCTAACACCTCCAGCCTTGTTGTTCATTTTTGTTAAGGTTTCCCAGGGATTATTATCGTCTTCAAGATCAACAAGCTTTTTTAATTTAGCTAAATTTGATATTATAATGGTTTGAGATGCACCTTGTTGAATATCGTTTGTAATTGTGACTTCAAGTTCTGAAGCTGTCTTACTAGCTAGTTCATTGCTTTCTTCATCAGCTAAATCTTCTATTGAGTTTTGGTTATTAACCATTGATGTGATTTCAGTAGCAAGTTGTTTCCTATCAACTCCGGACAAGCCTGATACCAAAGCATCTATAATTTTATCACCAGTGGCTTTTCCTCTTCTAAGATCATCTGTAATATCTGATACATCTTTACTACTATTAAGTGACAATGTTTTAAGTGTCGAAAACATATTTGTTTTAAATGCTGTATTCCAATCTTTTATACCTGATTTATATGCTTCTCTTTCAAATCTAGCACCAACCATTGTTTGACTGTATTTTTGCAAAAGGCTTTCTTTGATGCCATCCTTACCATATATTTTTTTAGCAAGTTCTTTTTGATCTACAGTATCTGCATTTTTTGGAAGTATAGCTGTAATCTCATTTTCTAAATTATTAAGGTGATTGTCTAAAATTAATGTTGCACCACTTTGTAAACGGCGAGTTGTAATTTTATTTATCTTGACACCATATTTGTAAAAATGGCCATTAGCCTTAATACTTAAATCTGATGTTACTTGTTCACCAATCCCAGGTGATATTTGATTCGCAAGCTTAGATGTTTCTAAAATAATTCCATTTAAATCTTTCCTAAACTCATCAATGCTTATTGGATTAAGATCAGCTTCTAAAAATCTATCATTCATTTGATTACTAGCTGATACAATCAAACTGTTACCAAGTGATTTACTTATTTGGTTATATGCAGAAGAACCAAAAACAGTATTTCTATCAAATTTTTCTAGAGGATTATCACCTTTAGATATTGATTTTTTATATTCTTGTACAGTAGGTGTATTGTCTGCACCAAATTTAGCACCTTCAATCTCAGCTTCTTTGACTGCCCTCTTCATAAAGAAGTCACCCATCTTATCAAGTTCTCTTGTGATTATACTTGTTGTTCGTGCTTCTTCTCTTGCACCAATACCGGAAGGCCCTCTGATATTGCCTAGTTGCAGTCTTGATGTTAGTGATTGAAACCTGGTTCTTGCCATTAACGTATACCTGAAGTTTGTGGTGTAAATCCATAATTAGGCTGTGCTGGTGGACCACCCACACCGGTTAATGTTGTAAAGCCTTGTGCAAAAGAACCTATACCACTCATAAGTCCTTGTTTCCTTGCTTGCCTTCCAGCAAAACGTAGATCTTCAGCCTGGGCTAGTGAGGATGTAATCGCAAAATCAGCATTAGCTCTTGCTGTAAAGAAATCAGTTGTACCAGGTTTTATAACTTGACTAACTGCAAAAGTATTAGGTGTTCCGATTGTAGGCTCTAAACCACCAGCAAAAGCTGTAGCATTTACAGAAGCCAATGCTCGTCTTGTGGCTTCCAAAGCTTTTATGCCTTGTTCTTTTGCCTTTACAGCTTCTACACGGCCTTCAAGCTCTTTATATCGAGCCTGAGCATCGTATCTTTCTTTAGCTCGTCTTCCTTGTTGTATTTCATACAAGCCTTTTGCTACAGAGAAACCAGTTGATACCAAAGTTGCTGTAGATGCTGATGCTATTGCCGGTACTAAAAATGCCATGCTATTGTCCAGTACTTAGTTTGTACTCTACTCCTAATACAGTAGCGAATAGAGGTTGAGTTTGTGTAAATGTTATTTGTGCTGTATCACTATATCCTAATAATGGGGCTATTCTTTTTCTTCCAGTAAATGTAATAGGTGCAGATCCTAATGTATAAGGAAATGATTCTAAGACACATTGAAATCCATTGATAGCCACATTTTGTGTTCTATCTAATATAGGAGTTGCTTCTAATATTCTTCTTTTCCTGGATACAACAACTCCTGAAGATAGCTTAGGCTCTGCCGGTAAAGTTGTAACTTCTACTGTATAAGGCAAACCAACTTCAACAAAGGATGTAGGAACTTCATCTATTGTGATTGAACCACTAGATACAGTCTTGTCAGTTAAAACAAAATTATCTCTTATGACATCTACTGTTTCACCTTCAAGATGAGACAAGCTAGAACAAGTTGTGTTTGTTGGTAAAGACTGATCCGGAGAAGTTGCCCCTGAAAAATATTGTATGTTGCAATCTGTAGTTCTTTGGTCATCAAACATTTCAATATATCTTTTTGTAGAACTATTGATTGTTCTTTCTGTCACAACATAAATATCAGTGATATCAACGGCAACGTCTAGAAACTTTCCATCTGTAATGAACTCAGAAGGAGCTACAACATTTTGAGAACGTAAAATAGAAAACACTCCCATAGTACCATCTAGATCATTAGTTATTAAAAGTAGATCTCCATCATCTGTAGATGTGGCAACTCTTAATGCCATTGACCTAGGTGTCTTCAATAAATGCGATGATAACAATGATATATTATTAGCCTGGTAGTTTAGATCAACATCACTAAACAAAAACTCTCTTAGAGCTTTCCCTTCTCGCTGAATAAATAATGTACCACCTTCAGCAGATACTGGTTTTATACCTTCTTTAGAACCTCTTCTTGTTGCATTCTTAATAACAAGGTTAGATGGAGTTATTGGATCTAAATCAGCCTGGGGAACAAAGAACTCAGCATCAGTTGTAAATATCTGCAAGTCTCTTCCTGATCTCATAGCTGTAATCGCATTCACACTATCTGTAGATATAATAACAAACAGTGCATCATCATCCAGGGCTTCATGTGTTTTGAATTTAAAAAAATCACCTATCTTAGAACCAAACAAGGCATTAGGTAAAGATTTGCTACCACCAAAAAACAACCTTCCTTCATGGAAAGTACAAGTTCTTGGAAACCCTCTAGAAGATGAAAATGCATCTTCATAGCCTTCTTCTAACTCCCAGTCACTTGCAGATATCGCAACGTCAGCTTCAAAGAAAGGAAACTCAGTAACCACCTTAACTTCTGTTCCTGATACATGTTCAACAATCCTGGCCCTTCCAAAACCATTTAAAACATTGATGTACTGATCTACATGAGAAGAAGTAAAGACTGAAGCTGAAGCAGTTATGTTAACAGTACCATCTACAGCATCAGGAGTGATTGTTGCAGAAGGATTGCTAGTTGATAAACTAAAAGCATGTTTTGGAGATGTCAGGGATATTGTAGAAAATGTCCAGGTAGAATTACTACCACCTCTAACAATAGACTTAGGAGACATATCCTCATGTACTAATATCAGTGTGTCTGCACTTTGAGTAAAATATAATCTATCTAAATCTATATCACCTAAAGCACAAACAAGATAATCATTACCTGAACCATTGATATCGGTAATCTGTTGTCCATTAGCAAAGACAAACATCCTGGTGTTAGTTGTCGTATTTTTAACGAATGCAAGCATGTAAGATTGTGTGGTCGAAAATTCAAAAGGAACTAGTCTTATACCATCTAAAGTAGTAAATGAACCACCTAGATGAGATGAAATGTCCAACATAAATCTAAGACCAGGCCTTCTTTCAAAACCACCCTGGGGAAGCACAACAACATTCTGTGCCTTTTCCAAAGCTGATGCATATTGCTGTATGTCTATTCTTCCAAGTAAAAGAGGATCAATCTCCCCCACTGTGAAGTTTGATTGATACTGAGTGACCCTGGCCATTATCTAACATCCGTTAGAAGGTAATCAGCAATAACTGTTTTTGATTGTCCAGCCCCATCAATGTTAATTGCTTGTCTAAAATATCCACCTCTCATATTCTCTGAAGGTGTTCCTAAAGCTACAGTTTTCCAGTAATCACTTTTTGTAGTTTGGTCTGTAACCGGCTCGGCTAAATGCCAGGCCATTTGATAAACAAGCAATTGTGTAAAGTATGCCGGCATATCAAATTCAGATACTAGCTTTTGATAATCTAAAACTATTGTTGTTTCATTTGTAAATAACTGATCCCCTTGGATTTCATAATCAGTAATCTTTGGTAATGTTCCGGTAGATGTTGAAGCATAGACGGCCCTAGGAACACCATTAAACATATCGGATGGTAGTTGATAAGCATACAAATAAACATTTGTAGGTGCTGTTGTAAGACGGCCTAACTGTTGTTTAGTTAATGTAAAAGACCAGGGATACATTCCCAAAGTTTGAGATTTGACACGAGGATACAGCACTGAACAGACTGAGCTAGGGGCAGTGCCGTCTGTAAACGAAGTGATTTGATTTGCTCCAAGTAGAAGGAGGGCTTGAGAACAAATGCTTACATCAGTATCGCCTTCTGCCATATCCTCGCCTTTTAGTTTTTAGTCACTATCTGTCTGAGCAATAGTTGTTCCATCAGAGATATCAACAACACCTGAAGCATTTGAAACTACAGTATGAATTGATGATGCTAATGTACCACCAGTACTTGTTACAGAT